CTGGTGATAATGTGGCAAACACCGCATCTGCAAGTGCAGTATTATCATCTAATGGTAATGATTTTGCTAGTGGTAATGCACCAACATATGATAGTAATGGTAATGCTACAACTGATTGGACAGGTAATGTAGATTACTGTTCAGCAAGAACGCCTTGGATTTCATCTCAAATGGTAGGTGGAACAAGACACAGATTATTTAGAGTATATACCCGTTCACACGGAACAGATGTTAATAAAGAATATAAATTAGCTATTTTGAATGTGAAAAGAGCGGCTGATATTGCAGGTTCTGATTATGGAACATTTTCACTTCAAGTTAGGTCTAATAATCCAAACNATGATGTAACACGAGCTGATGATAATACTATACTTGACCAATGGGAGAATTGTACATTTGATCCAAATTCTGTTAATTTCTTTGCAAAATTAATTGGTGATAGACATTTGGTAATTGATTCAAATGGTAAATTAACTTATTATGGTGATTATCCAAATCTAAGTAAACATATTAGAGTTGGTGATTATACTAATCCTGCAAACTCATCTGGTGGGACACATTTGGAATCATTACCAAAGAGTGTTGTACCAATGGGATTTGAAGCAGTATATAATACAGTAGCTGGAACAACCTTAGTACCACCGGCAATATTTAAAACAGCACAAAGTGGTTCAGGTGAAGGATATACTGGTACAAGTACTTTTGATTCAACTATTTTTTATGGTTGGGATTTTGATCATGAAGATAGTAAACAGTATTTAGGCCCAATACCTTCAAGTGCAAATATCGGTCTTAATGTAACAATGAGTCTTGAAAATGTGTATGGACACAATGATGCTTCAGCACTTGGTAGTACTTATGCGACTTCAACTGATTTAATATCATTATCTAATTCTGCAATTGGACAAAGAAAATTCTATGTTCCTTTCCAGTGGGGATTTGACGGATATAATCCAGCAACTCCATATTCTACAGGAAATGAAATTGCAACAACAAATACACAAGGATTTGATTGTGCAACTTCAACATCCAGTGGTTCAATAGCATATAAAAGAGCTATTAACGCTGTAAGTAATCCTGATGAGTTTGATATTAATTTGTTAGTAACACCAGGTATTATTCATAGATTACATTCAACTGTAACAAATCATGCTATTAATAAGGTAGAATCTCGAGCAGACGCCTTATATGTAATGGATTCAGCGGCATATGGTGATTCAGTACAGACTGTTACTAATACAGTTCAAGATATGGACACCAATTATGTAGCAACATATTACCCGTGGGTACAAGTACCAGATTCTACTCGTAATAATAAACCAGTTTGGGTGCCTACTTCTGTAGTGTTACCTGGTGTTATTGCGTTTAATGATAAGGTAGCCCATGAGTGGTTCGCTCCAGCGGGTCTGAATCGTGGTGGTTTAACAAATGTACTACAAGCAAAAACAAGGTTAACTCACGCTGAAAGAGATGAACTTTATGAAGGTAGAGTTAATCCAATAGCTTCATTTCCTGGTCAAGGTGCAGTGGTATTTGGACAGAAAACACTTCAGTCCAAACCATCAGCACTTGATAGGGTTAATGTACGTAGATTGTTAATTGCATTAAGGAAATTTATTGCAAGTACTTCAAGATATCTTGTCTTCGAACAGAATACAATGGCAACAAGAAATCGTTTCTTGAATGTTGTAAATCCATATCTTGAACAGGTACAACAGAATAGTGGATTATCCGCATTTAGAGTTGTAATGGATGATACAAATAACACACCTGATGTGATTGATAGAAATCAATTAGTTGGACAAATATTTATTCAACCTACAAGAACTGCAGAGTTTATTGTACTTGATTTCGTTGTTCAACCTACAGGTGCTACATTCCCTGAGTAATTTAGGAAATATACAATGACTAAAAGCCCCTCTATTGAGGGGTTTTTTGTTTTTTGTAAACTTTGATATTTATAAATGAAATTAAGAAAAACTTAATTGATTGATATTTATATTTGAGTAAGAAATTTATTAGGAGAATTAAAAGATGCCTACAATCGATCCTTCGGATATTATGTTCACACCATTTGAACCGAAAACAAAAAATCGGTTTATTATGTCTATTGAAGGTATTCCAGCATATTTAATTAAAACTGCGAATAGACCTCAAATACAATTTGAAGAAATTGTTTTAGACCANATTAACATTAAAAGATACATTAAAGGTAAAGGTGCATGGCAACCTATTGATATTACATTATATGATCCTGTTGTTCCTTCAGCGGCACAAGCTTGTATGGAATGGATTCGATTATCACATGAATCAGTAACAGGTAGGGATGGTTATTCAGATTTTTATAAAAAAGATGTAACTTTTAATGTATTAGGGCCAGTCGGAGATGTTGTTGAAGAGTGGACATTAAGAGGTACATACATTGAATCAGCTAATTTCGGGGATATGGATTTTGCATCAAGTGATCCAGCAGAGATTACTCTTACGCTGAAGTATGATTACGCAATCTTACAATTTTAATTGGAGAAACTAAAATGAGTGAATGGATAGTACAAAATTGGGAATGGCTACTTTTGGGTTTTTACACCATAGAAAAAATTGTCCGCCTTAGCCCGTCTAAAAAGGACGATGTTATTTTTGATATGGTATTGAAACCTGTTTGGGATGCCGTAACCAAGAAAAAGTAATATTTTTAAAATAAATTTTAATTAGTACAAAATTAGTTATATTTAATAATAAAGGTTATTGATTTTATATCAATACGTTAATTACATAGTGTAAAGGAGTTATTTATGGCAGAGGCTTATAAATTCCCTACAGAGATGGTAGATTTACCGTCTAAGGGGTATTTCTATCCTGATGGGCACCCGCTTACTTCAGGTAAAGTAGAAATAAAATATATGACAGCAAGAGAAGAGGATATTCTTACTTCTCAGAATTTGATACAACAAGGTACAGTTATAGATAAATTGTTGGAATCTTTAATTGTAGATAAATCAATTGATATTNATGATATGTTGATTGGTGATAAGAATGCAATTATGGTTTCTGCAAGAATTCTTGGTTATGGTAAAGANTATGAATTCACTTATGATGACGAGGAACATACAGCTGATTTATCAGTACTTGAACCTGTAGATTTAGATTTTTCAAAATTTACAAAAGGAGTAAATCAATTTACTTTAGATTTACCAAGTTCAAAGAGAACTATTACCTTTAAATTGTTGGTTGGTAGAGATGAGAAAGAAATTTCAAAAGAAATTGAAGCTCGTAAAAAAATAAATAAACAACATAGTTCAGAATTGACTACAAGATTAAAGAAAATGATATTATCAGTTGATGGTAACTCTGAAAAATCACATATAAATAATTTTGTAGACAATGAATTTTTATCGAGAGATTCTTTAGCATTTAGGGTATACTTAGCAAAAGTTACACCAGATGTTGATATGAACGTAACAGTTGTGGATTCAGCTGGAAAGGAGAATAAGGTGGCAATTCCAGTCACCATACGATTTTTTTGGCCTACCGCCGGAGTATAAACCGGAAATCCACGAACAAATATTTCAATTAATATTTCATTCTAAAGGTGGGTTTACTTTTAGTGATGCATATAACTTACCTATATATCTTCGTAATTTTTATCTCAAAAGGTTACAGACTTTTTATAAAAGAGAAGCTGAAGATTTACGAAAAGAATTAGACAAACATAAAACCTCGTTCCGAAAGTAAATTTTTATATATTTGATATTTATAATTGAGTTATAACATATTTAATTTGATTGGAGATTCAAATGCCTAAATATAAAAATCTTGATGAAGGACTTATTGATAAATTTATTGATAAAATTTTTGGTGGTATAGCCAAACGTCAAGCAACAAGTTACATCAAGAAAATTTCAAAACAAGATCCAAAACTTGGAAAACATTTAGCAATTGCTCAAAAAGCTGGAGAAACTACAAAAAAATATTTAAAAACACTTTCTAAAGCGGAAAGAGATGCATTTGAAGCTGAATGGGAAGCTTTATAATTAACTAATTAAGGTAATTTTATGGCAGAAGAAGAAAAAAAATTTGTTTTTAGTGAAGGTGACGCAGATAAACTTAAAACAACTTTTAAAGATTTAGCAAGAGACTTAAAAAATCTTGCTAAGGAGAGTGGTGCATTTTCATCTATATGGGATTCAACCTTTAACCTTACTAAATTATCACGTGATGCGATAGCAGACATGAGTGAAATTACAGAAGGTATGTCTGAAGATGAGGTGAAAATTCTTTCTGCAAAAATGAAGAGTTATAATGCTACTAAACAAGTTGTAGGTCAAGTTGATCAATTAACTGCAGGAATGGGTAAAACTGTTCAGTCTGTTAAGGGATTTGTTACTACTTTAAATGCAGGATTGGGTCCAGTTGCAATAATGATAACACTTATTACGGCAGCAGTAACTATTTTCATTAAAATGAGAAAAGAAATTGCTACAATTAGAAAAGATTTAGGTGTGTCAGCTATGGAATCCTTAAAACTAGCAGGAACATTTAAAGCATTAGAATTTGCTGGTAAAGCTTTTGGATTAGAAGCTGAAGATTTTAAAGAATCGTTTAAAGCTGCAAGAACAGAATTGGGAGCAACTGTAGATGAATCCTTAATGTTAAGTTTTAATCTTGCTAAAACAGCAATGGAAACTGGTACTACTGCAACTGAGTTAACAAAAGTACTTTCAATAATGGAATCAGTATCANGTGCGAGTAGAGACGCTTTATTAGCACAGATAGAAATAAACAGACAAATGATTGAAGCGGCCGGTGTTGCACCTGGTGATGTAATGAAAGATATAGCTGATAATGCTGAATTTTTCGCTAAATTTGCTAAAGCTGGTGGTTCAAATTTAATTGAAGCAGGAACAGCTGCAAGAAAGTTAGGATTGAATATGGGTGCGGTAGCATCAATTACAGATTCATTACTTGATTTTGAATCTTCTATTGAAAAACAATTAGAAGCATCAATGTTACTTGGTAGACAAATCAATCTTGATAAAGCAAGACAATTAGCTCTTACAGGTGAACACGGTAAGATGATGGAAGAAATATTAAGACAAGTAGGTGGTGAGGCTGAATTTAATAGAATGAATGTTATAGAAAGAAGGACATTAGCAGAAAGTGTTGGAGTGAATGTAGAACAATTATCAAGACTTGTTAGAAATAATGCTGCCGCGGGTGTTGCTGGTGTTGGTGGAGCAGTTAGTGCAGCTATGGGAGATTTTCAGAAAGTTTCTGCGGAAAATTCTTCTAAATCAGTTGAATTACAAACAGAAGCTAATATTATAGCAAAAAAACAATTAGATGCGGTGATTTAATATTATGGCAGCAAATGACACAACAAATAAATCAGATAATGTAGTAGATTCTAATAAAAAATCTAACACAACAAAAGATGCTAATTGGCGGTGGAAACCCGGAGAATTTCAAGCTATTATAGAATCTCGTAAACTTGTTACATCAAAGTCAAATCTTGAGTGGGCTAGTAGAGGAGAAGGTTTAGCTAGAATTGATCCATTATCTACAAAACCAGAACTTAAATATGTAAATTTTTTCCATGATGCTTATGTAACTGGATTTACTCCAAATAGACAATTACACGATACAACTGAATTTAAAGGAGTAGGTGAGAATGTACAAACTCAATCAAACCCATCTACTCGTACAGCAAATCCAATTGTAGATTTTGAAGCTACAAAACGTTTTGAAAATTATCCTAAAATAGAATTATCGGATTTACCATCACCGTTAGAAATATTACATAAGGATGGGCTAACTAATAGGAGCCCTCTTAGAAAAGAAGGAGATCCAGATTATACATATTCTCCTTCACCATTAGAATCTATGTATGATAGAGGATTAAAAGTAGGAGATAGGTTATCATATAAACGAGGTGGTCAAAGACTTGGATTTCGCCACCCATTTATTATTAGAGATATAGGAAATCAATGGGGAATAGATAAAATTCCTTTACCAGATAGTAAAGATACATCTTTAAAAAATATTTTAACTATTGGAATGAATGCTATAGATGAAATTGGTGGTGTGGTTCTTGGAAGACAACCAACTACTTTTATAGATAGATATGTTGCTGATATAACAAGAACTGGAAAATTTTTAGCGTCAGTTGAAGGTATTGGATTTTTATTAAAACAAAAAGTATTTTATGGTAGAAATACATTTGATAAGACAGCTAGTTTAAAATTCGGATTACTTGATNTTAAATCTGGCCTTGGAGATATGCTTCAGACAAGTAGTAGATTAATACTTGATCCACAAAGATATAATCCACTTTCTTTGATGAGTATACCTGGTGCGTTTCAAATTCCAAGTGTAGCACCGTTTTCTATAAAAGAAATGTTAAAAGATGCTAAAATTGGTGTCGCACGATATATTAGAGATGAAGCTCTTAAAGCGGCAATGCCAGTAATTGGTGAAGTTGTAGGAGCTGCAGGACAAAGTATTGGTAAATTATTAAAGAAAAAAAGTAAAGAACTTACTCCTAAACCGATACAAGATAAAATAGAAGAAAATGCACCAGCCGCTAA